GCCATTGACCTTGTTATAGCAGTTTAACCCACCATAAACGAGGCCACAAATAAAATCGAATTGCTTGTCGGGCTTGCTTAGAAGCTCAGACATTAGTAATGGATCGGAAGAAGTGGCTTCCCCATAATATTTGGAAAACCACATCTTGCCTACATCCAATGTTCTATCTTGACCTCCTATGCTGTGTGTGATTGTTTTCATAGTGGTTTAGCTTGCAGGTTCAGTATCAATGTCTCCTTCAATTTCAATGGTCATAGTAAACTTAGCAGTCTGACCGCTAACATTCTGCTGACCTAATGCACTAATCCAGCCATATCCACCGTGATAGATAGTCTCTGCTGAATCAGTTAAATGCCAATACTTTTGTGTATTGTTGGCATACAAAGTTTGGAAATCATTGTAAGAAGCCTCATCAGCATCAGGAACGGTGTCAACAACTGCATTCAATGTCAATCGGTTGTTTTGAGGTCCTAATACTTTTAAAGTTCCACAGTTAGTTTCATCACTAACCACATTGCGGCTGCCATCAAATGATCCCTCACTTTGGCAAACAGCCGACTTTTTTGCACCACTCGGAGTGTCAGAATATTCAATGAACATCACACTTCCTGAGATTGTTGTAGCATCTGCCATTTTGTTTGTATTTAATTTTGATTTATAAAATGCTCGTATCTAATTATCAACCTAAAAACCTTCTCACTACCATCATCCTCATACAATTCTGTCTCGGATTGTACTGTGATTTGAGTAATCTGAAAGTCTGTTAAAGTTATTGCAAAAGAGTTAGGACTTAGCATAATTAAGTCATCTATCTCTTGGGCAATATCATAAGCAGTCTTGCTATTGGCAATTGTAGGGAAGTGTGTAAAAATCTCTACAACTAATATAGCAGACCGAAAAAATGCCGAATTATTTAACTCATTGTCTGTAGAACCTTCAGCTCTTATTAAGACAAAGTTGCCTGTTTCTGTAACAGGGACTGCATCCTTATAGACATTAACTGATAACTCACCATTTAAGGTTTGATACCACTCTGTCTTTATTTGATATAGTGCATTTTTATATGCCATCTAATACCCTTGTTACATTTTGCACCAAGTTATTTCTAACCGGTGTGATTTGTTTAAAAAAGAATGGTTTAGGACTTATTCCATTCCTGAAAATACTTCTTGCTATTAAATAAGCAACCCTATCTACTTCCTTGCCACTTGCTATTCCTTTCCTCCTTACCCAACCTTTAATAGCATCTATCAACTTTAAAGCCCCACTACCCTTTGTGCCTTTATATTGGCTGGCAAACTCCTCTGTGCCTGGATATGGGTTAAATTTACTCTTTGTTCCAAATTCAATAAATGGAGCATAGAACACATTGGCACTTACTGTATATTGTAAATCACCACTCTTTTTATAACTTATTGATCTCAATAATGTACCTCTATCCCCACCTTGACTTGCCAAATCTTTCTTAGCCAATTCCACAAAGTTCATAGCAGCACCCTCTAATTCAGCATCAACAAGAGCTTTTGTCTCCTTTGATGCATCTCTTATCCTGGACTGTAACTGCTCTAAACCTATGACATTTGCTTTAATCAAGCTCAAATATTGAAAAGGCTGATATCTCCCAATTAAACCTTTGTTCATTTACCCTTTTGGCATTACTAATTGCATAGGTCTGCCCAAAGTATTCAATCTTATATTCAGGAGTGATATTGTAGTTTCTAAAGTTTATCTTAAACACCTTACTGTCTCCTAAGTTAGTCTTGCCATCAGCTTGTGATCTACCACCCCCATCATCTGTCACCTCTGCCCACATTTTGTAGGTAGTGCTTACAGACTCAGTTGCATCACCATTAGCATCTATTGTAGTGGTGTACTTTAACAACTTTATGGGTTTTGTAGTACCTATCATCCTAACCAATTTGCAGTCTTGTACTTAGCAGCTAATACCATAGCTTCTTTACTTAAACCTTCAACATTCTTATCACCTCTGTTAATGTAACGATAAGCCACCTCTTTGTACATAGCATCTTTTAATCCCAAAGGTAAAACCTCATAACCAGCCTCATACTTTAAAGTCATATTGGTTAGCTTGGGAGTTTTTAAGAGTCTCTTGTTTAAAGACAGCTCATAATCGGTAATTGATGTATCTTCATTATCCTTTAAATAAACAATACTATTGACAGGACCATAGGGGATTTCAAAATCACCATTTAGATTAGTAAGCTCTATTTCCCAAGTTTTAGGGATAAAACTCAAACCTGTGTACTCCTCCAATCTTACTCTTGCTGAAGTTATTAGGTTTTCAATGATTACATCATCATCATCAAATTCAGAAGATATTGATTCCGAATTGTCAATAAAGCCCTCCAATCTTAGATAGTTCTTAACATCTTGAACAGTCAATGGCTCAGTTATGCCTGACTCCTCAGTTTGATCATCCCAATCTATCAGTAAGTTGTACAACATAAGATTTATTTAAAAAAAGGGGTGGGCCGAAACCCGACCCCTATCACCACATCAACCACAGCAATTAGAATGTTCCGTAGATAATGGCATCTGTTCTCATAATGTTGATGTCCTCAAAACACTCAACACGAGCAGTTACCAAATTCTTTTGGAAGTTGTCGCTATCCTCATAAGAGAATTCAACACGGAGACCTTCAGTCTCTACACGCTCAAGGTAGTTAGCATCAATGATCAAGGCTTTGTCATTAGTAACCCAAGAAGCACCAATTACAGGTACACCTGCGATACGAACATTACCATTAGCATCAATTACGAATCCACCAGGTACAGAGTAGTCTGCGGGTTTAGTCTTTAACAAGTCAGCCCATTGTGCATAGCTTACAAGAGCAAAAGAAGCCTCAAAGTTTGCATCCAATTGGTTTGCAATCCAGTCAACTAACTGCTCAGCATCTACAGAAGCAGAAGTAGTTGTGCTACCTGTTGCAGCAGCACTAACAGCAGAGAAGAAAGTTGCATTCTCTTTCTTGTAGAAGTCACGGAGCAACATACGCTGCAAAGTGTTCTGTAAGAAAGGAAGTTGGAACATCATTTGCTTAGAGAAACGAGCAAATCCAGCAATGTAGTCAGAAACTACTTTTACTTCAGTCAGGTCATAGTCAATTTGTGACTTAGCACTTCCTTCAGTTTGTACTCCGATAGAACCTTCAGTTCCTGTTTCACGGTAAGTTACATAAAGACCGGTTGGACTTACAGCAGTTGGGATAAGGTCTCTCATATTGATTTTCTGAGCAGGTACCAATCCTTGACGCTGATTGTAATTAGCAACACCATCACCACTTAAGTTGTTACCCAAAGTCATTGTTCCTACTGCCTTGAGGTCAATAGTCAACTTTGCATTCTTGTTCTTTTGGAACTCTTTGATTTCAGCTTGTTTAGCTTCAAATGCTTCAGCCATTTGCTCAGAGAAAGCATCACCAAAAGACTTAGTCTTGTTGTCAACTTTCTTAGCAGCTTTTTCTGCAATCATTTGGTCAAGAGCAGCTTGATTTTTCTTAGCAGCCTCATCCATAGTTACTACAGCAGCTTTTACTTCAGCCACTTGTGTTTTAACATCTGCAATAGCAGCTTCATTAGCTGCTTTCATTTTTTCAACAGACTCAGTAGCAGATTTTACTGAGGCCTCAATTGATTTTAATTCTTCCACTTTTTAGGAATTTAGTTTGTAAATAAAATTGTTCAATGTATGTTTAAGGTCACTTACATCAATAACCGGCTCCTTAACTTCTGCAACTGCTTGTGCGGGTTGCTCTACATTAGGAGTGGCCTCAGTAGATAAGAGTGACTTAATTGCCTCGTTTACTTGTGCAAAGCGAATCTCAATAAATTCAAAAGCATCATCAGTATGTCTACCATCTTTGAGACTCTTAATTAAGAGACCTAACTCTTTGCTTAGTTTTTCGTGTTGATCTGTGATTTCATCCTTTGTCAAACCTTTACCAACTGTTAAAGTTGGTGTATTAGGGTTTGCTCCCCATAAAACTGCACTACCTTCAAACAGCAGAATCTCTTTGATTAGATTATACCCATCTGCTTGACCTTCTTTTTGTGCTTCAGCTTTGATAGTTCTAAACCCTATAGAGTGTTGGTTAATATGCCCTGACTTGTAGAACTCTAACACATCATTACCCCAAGTAGTATTAGGAACATCTGTAATTCCAACAAGATAGTCTCCCTCTACATATAACTCAGAGAATTTACCAATAGCTGATTTTAAGGATGGGTTGTGGTCTGTTAGATGCCAAATAAGATTAGCACCCTTAGGACCTCTTTCTGTTAGTGTCTTATTATAAGCTCCGTGGTCAATGACATCATTGTCAAAGTCCTTAGAACCCATTTGGCTAATGGCTACCTTCACTTTTCGTGAGGTTTCTGATACATCTCTTACAGAGTCTGCTATCAGTTTTTGTTCAAAATATCTTTTCATAGTTTCTTTCATTTAGGGAGGGTTAGGCCTGATTCTTATTTCATTTTCCGCAGTACTGGCTATTGCCACCTAATCACCTCCCATTATCTTCTGATTAGTTGTCCTCTACTATTTCTTTTAGGTACTACTATATAACTACATCTACAATTAATTACCATTGCTGCTGATCCGCCAGGAGCTAATGGATATTCAATCTGCTCACCACTTCTTGGGTCTGTAAAGTCATCACCGAAGTCAACAACTTGTCCATCCATATGGTAGTGGTCTTTAGGTTGCTCAGGTTTAAAACCTCTGGTCCGTGAATCCCTGAAAGCAATCCACTCTTTGACCATTTCATAGTTAAACTTATCTGCTGCTGCTTTAACTCCTGTATTGGCTGCCCTTCCTACCTCTGTCCTTATTATCCTCTCAGCCTGCATAGCAGTAAACCCTGACTTTTCAAATAACTTAATTATCTCATCTAAGGTTAACTCTTTTGTTATGGCACTTTGTAAGACTAAGATTAAATGATTCCTAAGTGTCTCAGAAGTCTTTACTACTGCATATTGAAGCAAGGTCTTTTGCAGTTCATCTTGTATGAACTTAATCCAAGCCTCATCTCTACCTATCCCCTTTTGGGCAATCTCTCGCCTAATCTGTTTATAGGTTTCATTAGCATAGTAAACACCTACTTTCTTGTAGATGTCTAATACAGGCTTAGTCAGTTCATCACTCCATAGCTTAGTTCTAAGCTCTACAAGTGTCTCCCTTGCACCTTTTCTCTTTAGTGTACCTATCAAAGAACTTACAACCTTATCTAATGACCTTTTAACTTTAGGAAAGAACAGACTCCCAAACTTCCGGTTAGTCCTGTGGTATTTCTTTGCCCACTCTGTTCTTTCTTTGTTGGTCATTTAACCTATCTCTTAAAGCCTGTCTTTTGGCTTCCATTTTTGCTTTTAATATTGCACAGCACTTCTCCTTTTTGGTTATAGGATAAGTCCGTTTTATTATATCCTCAATCATCTATTTTATTAACTTCATCATTGGCAACTTCATCATCAGGATCATTGACATCATACTCACTTAATGGCATACCATCCTGAGTAGTGATCCAAGGCTCATCAAATAAAGGGTTGTCAATTCTCTCTAATCCCAACAGCATTCTCTGTTCATTAGGACTCAAAGTTTTCAAATCCTTAATCCAGGCACTCTTCTCTGCTACATCCTCAGCAAGCTCAGTAAATACTGTATGATCAAAGTCAACATATACATTCTGCCCCTTATATCCCCATTCTGTTTGGAGCTTACGGTTAAAGTGGTTTCTAAAGGCTACAAGGGCTGGAATCGCACAGCGAGCTGTAAGGGCTTTCTCAGCCTCTCTGACATTGTTATAAGTAGAAGTCTCGACATCACCCATCAATTGACTTGGTACGCCATAAACAGCCGCAAATCGCTTTAAATCCCATTTCTCTGATTCTATAATAGAAAGGTCAACAGGACTTAACCCAACTGACTGCCAGCCTAACTTGTAACCACTCACCCCTATTCTACCCCAATTGTCAGAACCTACCCACTCACCTTTGCCTACAAGTTTACTCTTAACTGCCTCTACTTGTTTTCTTGTGTCTAAAGGATCAATCCCATTTGATAATACTCTTGGGTCATCCATATATAAAACACCCTTAACACCTTGATTCTCTAACATAGCAGCCGAAGCCTTGATAGCTGAGTTGGACCGGCTTAACCTTCTCAAAGCCGCTTTAAGTGGACTCATCCCATAAAGATGCGCACCATTAACATCCCAATCATAGTTCTGATACTTATCGTGTAGAACCTGACTCTTAGGGAAGAAAGCATCCGAGAGGTTAGTCATTACATAAGCCTCCTCAATAATTGGGAAACGGTTTGTAGTGGCTATAATACCTATCTCCTGATAAGGTAAATTGTGTAGTTGAAAAGGCTTACCTTGATTGGCTCCCATTTGTAGCATCTCAGCCCAAACAGTTCTACCTCCTGTGATTAGCTTCCAGCCTGTAGAGTTACTTACTAAGTCTTGAAAGGTTTCGTATTCATTAGGGTATCTGATAAGCTCAGAAAGTCTGTCAACATAGACAGGCTCTAAGGCTTTCTTTCTGTACTTGATAGCTTTCTTGAAATCTTGTGTAGAGAGGTCTTTCTTTCTCATTAAGCCCTCGTAAGACTTAAAGGCTGCCTCATCTACTATCTTGTAAACACCCCACTCAGGGAGTCTTACTTTATCTGTAATTAAAGAGACTGCTGTATAGATGATATCATTAATCTGGTAGCCATCTGTGATGTAATTCTTTCTGTTGTCGGCAATACCTACATAGGTCCCACCCATCATTGTATAAGTAGCAAAAGGCTGACCAACATTCATTATTGGCATTGCCTTACCTCTTAACACATCCCAAGCATCTTGTATCTTGCCCATTTTATTTCTTTACCAAGCTAAGACCTCAAATCTCGGCTTGTTTAGTTTCGTAAATATCGCATACCTCATAGCATCACAACCGTGATCCCACATCTTTACCGGACTCTCATCAGGGTGGACTTTGCCATCCTTATCTACTTTCCATTTGTAGGACCTAATCTCTTTTATAAGATTAGTTGATTCAGGTGTTATTGTCAGGGGTTGGCTTTTTACCTTTTGTATTCCTGCATAGACATCCTTCTCGGCTGGCTTTGCATTGTACCCTGCTCTGACAAGTTCTTCTATTGTTTTAGGCTCTGCTGCATCACAAAATATCTCATCAGACTTTCTTATGTCTAAGACTTTCATCTTCTCTATTAGATCAGATGTT